CTGGGCGCAGGCGGGCGCGGTCCTACTTGCTGGATCGGATTTGGATACCGCGATCGCGCTCAGTCTGTTTCTCGATCGCCAGGCGGAATCGGGTGACGCCATCCCGGACGGATCCGCCAATCTGCGCGGCTGGTGGGGGAATCCCAACCTGGGTAGCCGCCTCTGGTTGCTGCGCCGCGCGAAACAGACCGATGAAACGCTGCGCCTAGCCTACGACTATATCGCCGAAGCATTGCAATGGCTGCTTGAGGATGGCGTCGTTGGCCGGTTCGATATCAATGTTCAGTGGGTCCGCTCTGGTGTTCTGGGCGCACTGATCGTCGCCTATCTGCCAGACGGCACGGTGACAAAACATCGCTTTGCCTGGGCTTGGGAAGGAATTAGCTGATGCCATTTCAACGACCGGCACTCTCTGATTTACGCAAAGAAGTTGCTGCCGATATTTCCGCTGCATTACCTGGCGCTGATGCGCTACTGCGCTACAGCAACTTAGGCATCATGGGTGACGTGCAGGCTGGCCTGGCCCACTTGCATTATGGCTATCTCGATTGGATCTCCCAGCAATCTGTGTCGTGGAGCGCTACCGACGAATATCTCGCGGCTTGGGCTTCCATGCGCAAGGTCTACCGTAAAGCGGCCCAGGCATGGGTAGGGACGGCAAGCTGGAATGGGGCCGCAACAAAAGACTTGAGTGCTGGCGTGACGGTGTCGCGCGGCGACGGGGTCATGTACACCACGACATCCAGCGGCACCGTTGGCGCCAATGGGATCGTCACGGTTTCCATCCAATGTAACGATCCTGGCGCTGCGGGAACGTGTGCGCCCGGTACTGTGCTGACACTTGGCCAATCCATTTCCGGTATTTCCTCGAATGGCTCGGCAGCCTCGACCACGACGGTTGGGGTTGATGTTGAGAGCGTCGACGACTTCCGTGCACGCATGTTGGCGGCCTATCAAAGCCAGCCGCAAGGTGGCGCGCAAGATGACTATGTGAGTTGGGCGATGGCGGTTCCAGGTGTGACGCGCGCCTGGGAGGCTCCGAATGGGTTTGGGCCTGGCACGGTGGTTCTGTACACCATGTTCGATAACGCTGAAGCCAGTTATAACGGTTTTCCGCAGGGAACTAACGGCGTCAGTCAAAACGATCCAGGCCCAGGCGGCGTACCGCGCGGAGTTGTGGCGACTGGCGACCAACTAACGGTCGCAAATGCGCTCGTCACTCAGCAGCCGGTGACTTCATTACTGTATAGCTGCGCGCCGCTGGCCAATACCGTGAATTTCGTAATGTCAGGGCTCTCGTCGTCGTCCGCTTCGGTGCGCAGCGCCATTGCGGCGGCAATCAGCGACGTTTTCTTCCGCAACGGCGCACCCGGCGGCACGCTGGTCAATGGCAAGACTGCCTAGCCGGTAGATCTTTCCGACATCAATAGCGCAATCGCCGCAGTCTCGGGTACCGAAGGTTTCGTCATTACGTCCCCAACCGGAAACATCAGTTCCGCTACTGGCTATCTTCCGGTATTGGGTACGGTCACCTACGTCTGAGGGATAAATGGCTTACTCGCAAGATGATTTTGCTGGCGCGCTACGCTCGCTGGCGCCCCCGGGTTTGGCATGGCGCGCGGAGCCATCTTCCACTCAATCGCAGGTCATGGCCGGTTTGGCAGCGGTCTATGCGCGCAATTCAGAGCGCGCGGAGTATCTACTGCAAGACGCCTTTCCCGCCACGGCGCTTGAGCTGCTCCCGGATTGGGAGACGTCCCTTGGCTTGCCTGACGCTGTGCTCGGGCAGCTTCCGACCATTCAGCAGCGCCGCGCGGCGGTGCAAACCCGCCTAGCTTCAGCCGGCGGCCAGTCCGCCCCTTATTTCACCGCCGTCGCCGCTAGTCTCGGCTACACGATATCCATTACCCATTTTTCGCCGTTTCGCATGGGGCAATCGCGGATGGGCAGCCAATTGGGCGGCCCTGAGTGGGCTCACACCTGGGCGGTCAATGCGCCGCTGAATACGCTGACCCCATTCCGTATGGGCCAGTCGGTCATGGGCGAACCCATGAATGCCTGGGGCAACTCCGTCCTGCAGCGCGTTATCAGTCAGATCGCGCCGGCGCACACCATCCTGCAATTTTATTACTCTTGAGGTGACTCATGTATCAGTTTGACGATGCGACCGCCGTCAGCGCGCTGCCTGCGCCCGCAGCGCAGGGCACGCCCGGGTTTTTTACCGATGGCAATCCGGCCACCAACACTCCGGCCACGCTCATGCGCAGTGACTTTATGAATATGTTGATGATGGAGATGCTCAACGTCGTCACCGCCGCTGGCCTGGCCCCATCGAAAACCACCTACAACCAGATGTTGACC